GATGGATATGCCGTTAGGAGACCCTACGAATCCTAATAAACGTAAGTGGATGAATAGGGTTTATAATAAGGATATGATATTGTATTCTAACCAAGATATGAGTACTTCTGAACAAAATATTTATCAAAGTTTATTTGATGAAATAACTATTAAGAATAAGTTAGAAAAAGCAGAGGATTTAATGATGTTGGATAATGCATTATTTGATTATCTAAGGATTAAAAGATTACAAAGAATGATTCTTAAAGAAGGTGATTTTATTGTTTATAAGTTAAGAAGTGGTAGGGTTGTCAAAAAAGCTCATGAAGCTAGTTATTTATTAACTGCTATTGAAACACAATTTAGAAATACTATGAAAGAATTATTGTTAACTAGGAAAGAAGTTGTTAAGAAAAAGATTGGTATGGATTCTAAAGACTTTGCTAGTTTCTTATCAGATGGTGCTATTAGTATAGGCCCTAAGGATGAATAAAGAGTGATAAATAATGTTATGTAGATATTGTTTGTCAAAAGGATTGTTTATTGATATTGATGAAGAGATGGATAGATGTCCGAAGTGTAAAAGAAAATGAATAAAGATTATTTGAAGAAACTAGTTGAGAAGTATGGTGCTGAAGCTTATGAGAAACTTAAAGACCCTGTGTTCTTCATCAACAATATTATAGGATTTGACGCACCTCCTTATAAGTTAACAAGTTACCAAGAGGAGTGGTTGCGTATGATTGATAAGAATGATAGATTATCAATTATGGCATTTAGAACGAGTGGTAAGACAGAATCTATGCTTGTTGATTATCCTATCTTTAAAGCATTCACACAATCTGGTTGGCAAGGGATAATAGTTAGTAATTCTTTAAAACAATCAATTTCAGTTTTGAGACGTGCTAGGGAGAAGATTCTCGGTAATGAATTATTACGCAGTAGTGTTCCAACTGGTAGAAATGGTTTATGGTCTAAGACTGAACTACAACTTAAGAATGGTAGTATGATATGGTCTAGGCCTAGTAATGAGAACTTACCTGGTGAACACGTTGATTTTATAGGTGGTGATGAAATTGGTTATTGGAGGAACATGGATATCATTACTAAGATTATTCCACCAATGGTTAGGGCTAAGAATGGTAAGATTGTATTCATAGGAACTCCAACTTCTAAAGTTGATGCTTTACACCAATTAGATAAGAATAAAGCTTTCATTAGTAAAAGATATCCTGCTAATGCTAGAGACCCTGAAACTAATAAGAGTTTATGGAGTCTTAGATACCCTAATATTACAATGAGTGATGCTAAGAAAGAGTATGATGATATGAGTTGGTCTAGAGAATTCTTATTAAACCCTCTTAGTAGTAAAGATAAAATTTATCCTTTTGAACTTATTAAGAAATCATTTGATTTTGAAGCAATGTTTACTCTTGAAAGAAATATTCACTCAGCTTATTATATGGGTTTAGACTTTGCTCTTAGTGGAGAGGCAGGTAGTGATTATACTGTTTTCACAGTTTTAGAGAAGAAAGGTGATGTTTGTAGATTAGTTAATATGGAGCGTTACAAAGGTCTTAGTTACCAAGCTCAGAAGAATCGTATTAAACATTTAAACGATATTTTTAAACCAGTTAAAGTAGTTGCTGATAAGGGTAGTTTTGGACAAGCGTTTATTCAAGACCTTAGAGCTGATTGTGTACCTATTGAAGCTTTTAAATTCACTAATCAGTCTAAACAAGATTTACACACTAATCTTAGGAATATGTTTGAACAAAATTGTATCATAATTAATAAATCAGAGGATGATTTAAAAACTAAACAATTAACTGACCATCTTATTAATGAACTTAGTAATTTTGGTATAATATATGATGAATTACATAATAGTATTAGATTTGAAGGTTTAGGTTCTCATGATGATGCTGTAACATCTTTAGCGTTAGCTTGTTGGGGTGCTAAAGGTTCTGGTAACATTAGTTGGAAAGTTTCGAGAGGTTCATCTAATAAGAAACAACGATTTTATAGTTTGGGGAGAGTTAATTAATAGTTGTGAATCGAAACATTTATAAAGACCTAAACGAATATTTATTGCTAGTACGATGAAATTTGCAGAATTGTTTAGGAATAGGACTATCGGTATTAAAGAATCAGGTATTGGTTTAATATCGAGTAGAGATAATTATGGTAGTTCTAAAGGTGTTGATTCGTCTGAACAAAATATTTCTTTACAAGAACAATATAACAACGCTTACTTAAATTTTCCAGTTGTTGCATCATCAATCGATTTAACCTCTGAACAAACAGTGCAAGATTTTTACTTTGAAGGGCCTAATTCTGATAAGAATAAGAAACGAGCTGATAAGATTAACTTAGGTCAAAAACTATTTACAATTACTAAGCATATGTTAAAGAATGGTAATTTATGGGTTGAAATGCCTGATAAGGATACTATGAAATTTATTGATTCTAAGACTATAACAACTCATCGTAAAACTGATGGTGATGTTATAGGTCATTCTCAAATTATTAATGGTAAGAAAGTTGCTTTGTGGGGGAGTACTGGTGATGAAATAAAAGATATGACTTTCGCTAAGATAAGATCTTTAAGTCAAATGGTTCATTTTAAGTTTAATACATTAGCTGGTGATAAATATGGTACTAGTATTATTCACCCAGTGTTACCATTGTTAAGAATTAAGGATAGTATTGAATCAAATCTTAAAATCATAGTTGATAGATATGCAGCTCCGATAATACACGCACAAGTTGGTGATGAAACTCACCCACCTAGTGATGATGATATTGATAATGTTAAAGATGAGTTAAAAGATATTTACGCAGACACGGAATATGTTACTAATTGGTTAGTTAAATTTGATGCGATAGGATTTGAAGGTAAAGCTTTAAACGTAGATTATATTCTTAAACACATTGATTCAAATATTATATGTGGTTTACAAGTTCCTCCTGAACTTATAGGTTTAGGTAGTAGTAATAAATCAGAGTCAGAAGTTAAACTTAGAAGCTTTGGTAGACATATTAAATCAATTCAAAGAGCTGTGAAAATAGAATTTGAAGATAAAGTTGTTCGAGCCTTATGGGGTGGAAATGACAAAGACATAATGGTTTGGGCACCAGCAGAAGAGCGTGAACAAGAAATCGAAATTGACCAAATCAGAGGTTTGGTTAAAGATGGTGTTATAACACCTCAAAAAGCTAATTCTTTACTTCCCCCAGAGTTTAGGGAAACCCTCCCTGATTTCTCAAGTAATTCTGCTGCTCAAACTAAAATTAGTGGTGACCAAGACCAATATAAGAATCAAAAAGGTTCTGATAAGATTAAGGATAATCCAACAGACCCAACTCTTAAACAAGAAGAACCTAATAAGAGACGTAATAAAACTGATACTGAGATTCCAATAAAATGATTATTAAAAACCCTTTGAATAAGAAACAAGTTATTCGTGTGAACTCTTATGATAATGATATAATTATTCCTAATAGTTTATCCGAGACTAAACAATTTACAGATATGCCTAAAGTATCACAATTAACTCAAAATAGTTGGAATTTTAGTCCATATACAAGAGTTGATAATTATAATGATGTTGAAGTAACTAATCTTAAACCAATTGGGAGAATTGAAAGATATAATGGTATCAATCCAAATAAATATCATGATAGGTGAAAAAGATGATTAAGAAAATTGATGGTAAATATTTTGTTTATTCAGAAGATGGTAAGAAACTTGGTGGACCTTATGATACTAGAAAAGCAGCTGTTGATAGATTAAAACAAGTGGAACATTTCAAACATCAAGGTGAAAGTATTGCTTGGAATTTAAACTCTTTTAAAATTGAGGAGAGTGGTAAGTGGTTAAAAATTACTGGTGTTGCTTTAACAACTGGTAAATCTAATAATGATAGAAATTATAATTATGATAACTTAGAAAGTAATGATGGTAAGATGTTTAATATAATTGCAGGTCATCGAGAAGATTATGATAATCCAGACCATATAATTGGTGAAGGTACTTATCATTTCAATGGGGAAACACTTGAATACGAAGCTAAGGTTAAAAACACTAATTTTCATCCAGATATTATTGAACAAGTACAAGATGGTTTATTAGCACCTAGTATTCAAGGAAGTTTTGACGCTGTAGTTATAGTTAATGAATCTGGTGAAGAAGAGGTGAATGTTAATAATTTGAATATTCCATTAATGGCTTTAGTAACTAAACACGCTAGAGGTGTTAGTGGAGCTAATATAGAGACAGCAATTGCAGAAAGATTAGAATTGAATAATGTAAGAAAAGTGAATGAAGATAAAATTATTGAAAGTAAGGAGGCTATTAAAATGGTAGATGAAGATTTTAGTAAAAAGCTTGAAGAGAGTAAGGCTGAACTAAACAAAGTTCTTGGAGAGAAGAATAAATTGGAAGAATCTAATAAAGAGTTTAAAGAAAAATTAGAACAACTTGAAAAGCAAGAAAAAGATAATGCTTTAAAAGAAAAAGTGATTGTTGCAGAGTCAATTGTTAAGTTAAACAGTGATTTTGAAAAAGATGAGCTTTTAAAGAAAAGTATTAGTGAGTTGAAAACTATTAAAGAGTATGAGGATAAGCTTGTAAAAAAGTCTGCTTCAGAAGTTATCGAAACTGATGAAAGTATAAAAGACCCTCTTAAAGGAATAATAGTTGAAGAAAAAACTCAGTTTATAACAATGACTGAGGAGAAGAGAGAACAACTTAACAAAGACTTAATGAATAGTATATATAGGTGAGGTGAAAAATGGCGCAAGAAAATTTTCTATTCGATGATGATGGTAGAGTAGTATCTGGAATTAATGGTAATGGAACATCAGCAATAACAGCAGGTGATTTGTTATATGCTAGTGGACCAAGTACTAGTCCTTTTGGAACAACTGTCCCTAATGGTGTCGATTATGATGAAATAGAAGTTGAACCTATCAAGTTTGCAACAGCAGTGCTTGATACACAAGGTGGAAGAATAGTAGGAGTTGCAATGCATGATGCAGCTGCAGGTAGTCAAATATCATTTGCTACGGAGGGATTGTTTTTATCTCCAGTAATTGATACAACTGGTTACATACAAGCAGGTATGCCTGTGAGAGCATGTGAAGGAGAAACAACGGCAGGAATAACAAACTGTGGTACAACAACAGGACCAGCTGGAAGTGAGAGTGTGTTGAAGTGTGGTATTGCTTTAACATCAGCTAACGTAGATGGTGATTATGTGTTGTGGAAATTTAGTAGGTGAGGTGAAGAAATATGCCAGTAAGTAATACATTATTAATGACTGATAGTAAAGACTCTAGTAGTACAACTGCAGGAAGTTCTACAGGTAGTTATTTAATACCTAGAACTCTCTATAGCCAATTAGTCATGGCTAATAGGAAAAAGTTAGTATTAAGAGCTTTAGCTGCAAAGATGATAGGACCTAGTAGTATTCCAGGTTCAAGTATAGATATACCTTTGCAACAAAGAGATACTATGGTTGTTCATAGGATTTCAGAAGGTGCTTCAGCAGTTTTAGACGCTGAGGAGTATAGTGGTTTTAACTTAAAACCTTATAAGTATGGTGTTAGAATTGCTATAACTAAAGAGATGGAAGAGGATAGTATGTTTGATGTTATGTCTATGAACGTAGATACAGCAGGTTACGAACTAGCCGACAATGAAGAAGCTTTAATCATAGCAACACTTGATACAGGTTCTGGACAAACAGCTAGTACTCGAGTAGCTAATAGTAACGCAACACTACCAGTTAGTGATATAACAGCAGGTATGCAAGGTATTGAAGAAGAAAACTTTGAACCATCACATATGGTTATAGGTGTAGAAGTAGCTAATGATATTAGGAACTTAGACTTGTTTACAGAAGCTCATAAGTCAGGTATTAATGACCCTAGTAAGAGGTTAATTGGTACAATATTTGGTATGAAAGTAATTGTGTCAAATAATGTGAGTGCAAAGTATGCTTATCTATTAGATGCTAATTATGCATTTCTCGGTGCTGAGAAAAGACCTTTAACTATTGAACGATATTTTGACGCAGCTAGAGATACTAATTTCGCAGTTGCAACGCAAAGAATAGCTTATAGGTATTTGAGAGAAGGTGCTATAGCTAGAATTGTTACAACGTAAGAGGTAAAATAAAATGGCAGGTAGTGGGAATACATCACTCAGACGAGGTTGTAGGAAAGGATGTACTAATGGTGGAAGTGGAACTGTTTCAGATGGGGAGTTAATTCCTAACGAAGTTGAAACAGGTTATGGTACACCAACTCATTCTGCACCTTTAGGCTCTATTTATGTAAAGTTAGATGCGACTATGGGTACAACTTCTCATTATAGGTGTACAGCAGAGACTGGTACATGGGCTCCAATGTCTGACGATTGAGTGATTAAAAATGGTGACTAAACAAGAACTTATACTAGAAGCTAAGGCTTGGAAGGGTGTTAATAAATACCTTTTCAAAAAAGCTAATAAGCTTCTTCGTATGAGACAATATGATGGAGCAGTTAAAGAAATATCTAAAGTTAAAACAGTTAAGGAATTAAGAATTGAAGCTAGAGCTTTAGGTATTAAAAACTACTGGAGTATGAGTGAGGAGAATCTTATTAAAAAAATCTTAGAAAAATAATATGAGGTGTAAGAAATGACAGATGGATTTATAGACATACAACGAGAAGTTAAACTTCCTCAAGAAGAGGTGGATTATTTATTGAATAATCCTGAAGGTTTAACTAAGGAAGGAGCAGAGTATAATTTTAAACAGTGGAAAAAGAGTAATAACAAATACGTTATTGAAAAGTATAGGATTATGCTTGAAAAGTGTAAGAACTTTTCTAAAAGTGGACTTACTACTGATGGTAGGACTATACTAGCTCGTATAGATGATAAAGTTGTATGGACTGAAAAATTAGATTAAGAGGTGATTAATAATGGCTTTAAGAATAGCTGGTAGAATAGTTCAATCTAGTACAACAGTTACTAATACGGCTACATCTATACCATCAACAGCAGTTGTTGGGAGAAATACTATGTTAATTTTAAATAATGGTTCTAACACTGTTTATTTAGGAGCTTCTAATGTAACAACAGCGAATGGTTATCCATTAAGCGCTGGTGAAGAGAAAGCTTTTGATTTAGATGATGCAGTAGTGTTATACGGAGTTACAGGCTCTGATACTTCTGATGTTAGGTCATTGGAGGGTGTTTAATATGACTTTATTTAGCACTGGTCAAAAACCAACTAAGGTTTTTAGATTAAGTGATAATGTCGGTAGTGATTCTGTTAAGATTGAGAATGCTCATGGTTTCGTAGTTGCAGAGTTTGATAGTGAAGGTAATCTCAAGCATAAAGGTAAGGTGATTAAAAAATGAAACGATTACTATACTTGATGGTATTCTTACTATCAATGTTTACAGTTTTAGCTAGTGTGTCTTTTACAATTAACACACCCACTAATTATTATGAGAGTTCAACTAGTACAGTTGTGTTTAATGTTACTCCTTTAAGCACTGTTAATTCAACTTTACCTTCTTATTTACAAGTTTGGAATGGTTCTACTTGGCTTAATAATGATACTTTTACTTGTACTAGTAATAGTTCTTGTAATATGAGTGAAACTTTTGGTGTTGGTTTTCATAAGTGGAGGTGGATTAGTTCAGAAAATAATATTAATTACACTTCTGTTCAGAGATGGTTAGAAATATTTGCTGATGTTTATAATGAGACTTGGATTGTACTCGCTAATAATACTATAGTTGAAGGTGA